ATGATGGCCAGCCGCGGTATGGGGGACATCTCCCCCTCTAAGATGCCCAAGGGCAAGAAGATTACCCGCAAGGATAATCCGAACGAGGTCGAGATGTTCGCCGAAGGCGGCAAAGTCAATGCTGCCGGTAATTACACCAAACCCTCTCTTCGCAAGAAGATTGTGTCTCAGGTGAAAGCCGCGGCAACTCACGGCACTGGCGCAGGTCAGTGGTCTGCCCGTAAAAGCCAGCTTGTAGCTAAAAAATACAAAGCATCTGGTGGTGGATATCGTGACTAAAGTTTGTACACAGTGCGCAGTGGATAAACCGTTGACTGACTTTTTCAGTCGCGGGGGAAAACTCGCGCATTTGTATAAATCAAAGTGCAAGCTCTGTATGCAGGCGCAGCGTCAGGAGTGGGCGGTACAAAACAAAGACCACCTAAATGACTGGCGTAGAAAAAATTGGGTGACGGCAGATCGTCGATTAAAACGTCGGGGGGCCACCCAAAAACTATATGACGAGCTTTACGAGGCTCAACGTGGGTGTTGCGCAATCTGCTCTGAGCCTGAAGAAAAGTTTAGCTGGCTATGTATTGACCACGACCACACCACTGGTAGGATACGTGGCTTGCTCTGCCCTAACTGCAATCGTGGGATTGGTTTGTTGAAAGACAGCGCTGAGCTGTTACAAAAAGCTCAACATTACTTAGAATCTGCTAAGGTAGAAGGGGTAGAACATGTCTCTTAAAGCGCCGCAGAAATCCCTGAAGGATTGGGGCGACCAGAAATGGAGAACCAAAAGTGGAAAACCGTCTAGCAAAACAGGTGAAAGATACCTTCCTGAAGCTGCGATCAAAAGCCTCAGCCCTGCTGAGTACGCTGCAACAACGCGTGCGAAACGCGCTGGCAAAAAAGCCGGAAAACAATTCGTAGCCCAACCAAAAACCGTGGCAAAGAAAACAGCGAGGTTCAGATAATGGCTAAGTCACCAGCATGGCAACGTAAAGAAGGTAAGTCCGAAAAGGGCGGTTTGAACGCCAAAGGACGTGCGTCTTACAACAAGGCAAACCCCGGCAAGCCCGGTCTGAAGGCTCCACAGCCTGAAGGCGGACCCCGTAAAAAGTCCTTCTGTGCCCGTATGTCTGGCATGAAGGCCAAGCTGACTTCTGAGAAGACAGCCAAAGACCCGAACTCTCGGATCAACAAATCTTTAAGAGCTTGGAAATGCTAAATGGCAAACACCTCTGGATCAACAGGTTTTAACCTAGACCTCACCGAGCTGGTAGAGGAAGCGTTTGAGCGCGTCGGTTCAGAGATGCGCACAGGCTACGACCTGCGCACAGCGCGTCGGTCTTTGAATCTTTTGTTCGCCGATTGGGCCAACCGCGGCGTTAACATGTGGACGTTTGAGCAAGGCACAATTGATTTGGTTGCTGGCCAGAACACCTATGCACTGCCAAATGACACTGTGGATTTGCTTGAACATGTGATCCGCACGCAGGCTAACCAGACAGCCAACCAAGCTGACCTGACTATCACGCGTATTAGCGTTTCTACCTACGCTACGCTCCCAAACAAACTGCAACAAGCCCGTCCAATCCAAGTATGGGTGCAGCGTCTGGACGGTCAACAATCAGCTAACGGGGGCACACTTGCAACAACAATCACATCGACAAATACCACGGTTACTGTTACCGACGCCTCTGGACTACCGTCAACCGGTTTTATCAAGATTGACAACGAGTACATCCAGTACGGTTACATCACGGGCAACACTTTGTACAACTGTTTCCGTGGACAGAACAACTCAACCGCAGCCGCACACACCTCCGGTGCAACCGTCTACTGGGCCAAACTCCCAGCAATAACCGTGTGGCCAACCCCTGACAACGCACAGCAGTATCAGTTCGTGTATTGGCGTATGCGTCGCGTGCAGGATGCTGGCGGCGGTGTGAACGTCATGGACGTGCCCTTCCGCTTTGTGCCTTGCATGACCGCAGGTCTGTCGTACTACTTGGCGCTCAAAGTCCCCGGTGGGCTTGACCGCTTACAAGTGCTTAAACAGCAGTACGACGAGGCTTGGGAGATTGCCGCAGGCGAGGACCAAGAGAAAGCCGCAGTACGATTTGTGCCGCGTCAACAGTTCATTGGCTAAGCGTATGAAAGACGAGCTTTTTCTAGCATGGGCGGCAGGTTTTTTTGACGGTGAAGGGTGCGTCCTTGTTTCTGAGCGAAAAAATCAAACTATTTATCAACTTTTTGTAAGCGTCACTCAACAAGACCCGACCGCTTTACATCTTTTAAAACAACGTTTTGGTGGAAACGTGACCCCCGATAAAACGGCAGTGATTGGGTACGAGCGTAAACGCGGCGCGGTATTGTGTTGGCGTTGGAAATCAACAAGCAGTGTTGCGCATGACTTTTTAAAAGCAATCGAACCATACGTTGTGGTTAAAGCGGAACAAGTTCGAGTTGCATTGGCTTGGCCTACCCCCGGAAAAAAGTACAACGGTGTTGGGATGCCAGAAGAAATTCGAATTGCGCGACGTAAAATCATGCACGACTTACGAGCATTACGGCAGGCACACAAGGTGTTTTTGGAGGTTGCACATGGGTAACCGTTTTTCGTCCGGTAAGTATTCGATTGCGGAATGTGATCGTTGCGGGATGAGATTTAAACTGACAGACTTACGTCGTGAGGTCGTCAAGACCAAGAACTACGAGCTGCTGGTATGCGGCCCTTGCTGGGACCCTGACCACCCTCAGTTGCAACTGGGTATGTATCCGGTTGATGACCCTCAAGGCGTGCGTAACCCACGTCCTGATCGCAGCTACATAGCTTCTGGTTTGTTGGTGGACGGTCTTCCCGGTGAAGGCAGTAGAAACCTACAATGGGGCTGGGCACCGGTTGGCGGTGCTAGCTTTTTTGATGACGCCCTCACGCCAAACAACTTGGCATTGAGCGTAGAAATTGGTACAGTCAGTATCGTAACGACGTAAGGAGTCCCTCATGGACAAGAAAGACTTAGCTCAGGACAAAAAGATGATCAAGACCGCTGTGGGCAAGCATGAGAAACACATGCACCCCGGCAAGACACCTACCAAGCTGCGTGCTGGTGGCAAGACCAACAGCGACATGCTCAAGATGGGTCGTGGTCTGGCCAAGATTGCAAACCAAAAGTCCGCTGGACGTAAAGGCTAATCATGGCAAAGATTAACAACAAACCTGCTTCGGCTTACGCCAAGCCTCACACAATGTCCGGCAAAACCGTGACTGCAAAAAGTGTTGCGGCTGGCGAGAGCGACAACAAGAAGTACATGCGCGAGATGAACGTCTCGGTGGCCAACAGCCACAGCAATGACTACAAGGGCACTAAGACTGACGGCATCAAAATCCGTGGTACTGGTGCAGCTACTAAGGGCGTGATGGCCCGTGGACCAATGGCCTAAACATGAACTACACTGAGCTTGTAACTGCCGTTTCCTCCTACACGGAGAACACGTTTCCCACTGCGGATATGAACACATTCATTGAGCAGGCGGAGCAGCGCATCTACAACTCGGTGCAGTTTCCATCGTTGCGTAAAAACGTAACAGGCACAACGTCAGCAAACAACAAATACCTGTCTTGCCCCGATGACTTCTTGGCCGCGTACTCGATGGCGGTTATTGATGCAACTGGCGCATACGAGTACTTGCTGAACAAGGATGTGAACTTTATCCGTCAGGCGTACCCACAGCCAACAGACACAGCCATCCCCAAGTACTACGCGCTGTTTGGCCCAACCACAGTGTCAGGCACGCCGCCTACATTGACAAACGAGCTGTCGTTTATTTTGGGTCCTACACCCGATGCGCTGTACTACGTAGAGCTGCACTACTATTACTACCCAGAGTCCATCGTAACTGCTAACACAACGTGGCTTGGCGATAACTTTGATTCTGTTTTGTTGTACGGAACATTGGTTGAGGCCTACACATACATGAAGGGTGAAGCCGACATGATGGCCTTGTACAACGCAAAGTACCAAGAAGCGCTTGGTTTGGCTAAACGTCTGGGCGATGGTCTGGAGCGTGGCGATGCGTATCGTGACGGCCAGACAAAGATTAAGGTCACTACATGACAATCGCTCAAGGCGCGACAAACACATTCAAGGTTGGACTGCCATCGGGTACGTTCAACTTTAGCTCGGGCTCGTTTAAAATTGCGCTGTACACCGGCGCAGCGTCAATTGGCCCAGATACAACTGCGTACACCACAGACGGCGAAGTGGTGGCTTCAGGATATACCGCTGGTGGCAATGCACTCACAGTCACGCAAGTACCTACAATTGGCAGTCAGTCGGGCAACGCAACGGCGTATCTGTCGTTCAGTAATGTGACTTGGACTTCTGCTTTAACCGCACGCGGCGCTTTGATTTATCAGGTGGGTGGGGGTAACCCTTCTGTCTGTGTGCTGGACTTCGGTGCAGACAAGACTTCGACCACAACTTTTACGGTGCAGTTCCCTGCTGCCACTGACACAGCGGCTATCATCCGCATCGCATAAGGAAAAAACATGTTGACCAATAAAGCAAAAGCCGGTGGTGTTTACACGATTGAGTGCCGCGATGAGCAGGGTAACCTGAAGTGGTCGCAAGCAACACCTAACCTCGTCGTAAACCAAGGTTTGCAGACGATGAACGCCACGTACTTTGCCAGCGCGGTGCAGGTTACGACTTGGTATGTTGGTTTGATTACTGGCCCCGGCTCAAGCACCACGATTGCTGCTGGTGACACGTTGGCTTCTCACGCAGGCTGGACTGAATTTACAAACTACACAGGCAACCGTAAAGCGGCTGTATTTGCTACGGCGACGACAGCAGACCCATCGGTGGTTACAAACTCAGCGTCTCCTGCATCGTTCATCATTAGCGGTGGCGGCGGTACGGTGGCTGGTGCTTTCTTGTGTGCCGCGGCTACCGGCACATCTGGTACGCTGTTCTCAGCTTCTGACTTCCAATCTCCCGGCGACCGCGTGGTTGTTGCTGGTGACACTTTAAACGTTACGTACACATTCAGCCTCGATGCGGCATAAGGAGGGGCTAAATGGCTCTAGTTCTTGCGGATCGGGTACGAGAGACCACGACAACCGTTGGCACGGGTAGTGTCACCCTTGCTGGAGCTTTAACCGGGTTCCAGACGTTTTCTGCGGCTGTAGGTAACAGCAACACCACGTACTACGTCATTGCTGGTCAAGGCACTTCCGAGTGGGAAGTAGGTATTGGTACGTACACGTCCGCAGGCAACACACTCAGCCGCGACACAGTTTTATCGTCTTCAAACGGCGGCTCGCTGGTTAACTTCTCTGCTGGCACAAAAGACACATGGGTTGACTACGCCGCAGGTAAAGCTGTAACAACTGACACATTGGCCTACCCACCTGCCATCGGTGGAACAACCCCTGCTGCTGGTACGTTTACTACGTTGACTGCT